TTATAAAGTTTCGGACTCTTTACATCAAGGTAGATATCCCCGTTAGCAGCAGAGCGAAGAGTGCTAACATCTTTCTTGAATTTTTCGATCAGAGACATTGTTGTGATTGAATACCTTAGTATTATAAAGGTTTGTCTTTATGTAGTCAAGATGCCAGTTGGAAAACTGGCAATCGGAGTGATAGGATTCGAACCTACGGCATCCGCCTCCCAAAGACGGCGCTCTACCAAGCTGAGCTACACTCCGTTGTGATAGGTTCCTATCGCCGCCAGTCCTGAACCTATCTAAGGGAACTGCCGCAGTTGAGTGGTTTTCCTCTCAACAGAACTAATTATACTACTTTTTATGGTGCTTGTCAAATGGTGCCCAGTGTTGCCAATTATATTTGTGGACTGCCCAGATACCCATAATAGGTACGAAGACCATAATGTAACAAATGAATCCAAGAAATAAATCGTTGTTTAATGCTGCTGCTGCGAAGTGTCCCATTAAATTATTGACATAAAGAACAAGAAAAACCCAAATGCTATGAAGAACCCAAGAATTAAAAATTGAGATTCCATATTACTCCCATTCTTCGTAATATCTTCTGAAATAAGAATCAACTTTGTTTAGATCATCTAGGTGTATATTACAGATGTAATTGTTATCATCACACCATTGAAGAGCCATCCAATGAAACTTCTCCTCACTTATGACTCTCTCAACTCCATAAGACCTAGCAAATGAAGACATTACAAAATCCCAACACCTTCTAGTGGGCTGTTCCATTTCCTTTGTAGTTATCGGTGTCATAGTATCCACCTTTTTTTGAACCAAAGTAAAGTGTGGCAATCACAAATGGAATCGCCAACACTACAAGAAATCTTCCTAATAAGTGTTCCATTACCTTACGTCGTGCCCTCCAAACATTGCTCTCATACCATTTAAGACTTTGTTTGCGAATGTTCCAAGTCTTCTAGATTCGAATCTGGAGTATAAAGCAGAAGAAATAACAGGGGCTGGAACACCGAGATCCACAGCAGCGTGGACAGTCCAACGACCCTCACCACTATCGCTAACTCCCCCATCGTACTTGCTAAGCTCTCGATCGCGTGATAGAACATCAGCGGTAAGATCAAGTAACCAAGACCCAACCACGCTACCACGACGCCACAACTCAGCCACCTTAGCAACATCAATATCGTAGCAATAATCCTCTGGATTATCCATGGGAGCGACTTCAGCATCTCCTTCCTTGACATACTTGGCACCCGCGTTTGCTTCATGGAGAATGTTAAAACCTTCGGCATATGCTTGCATAATGCCATACTCAATACCATTGTGAACCATCTTTACAAAGTGCCCTGCACCAGGACCACCACAATGTAACCACCCAGTTTCTGCCTGACTTACCCAAACGTCAGATTGTGTACGCTCGGCGGCAGCAATTCCTGGGGAGAGGGCATTAAAAATGGGCGCACAAGTGGCGACCGCAGTATCTCCGCCACCAACCATAAGACAGTATCCGCGATCCAAACCGTAAACACCACCACTAGTGCCACAGTCAATATATTGGACGCCCAGTTTTGCAAGGCGTTCTGCTCTTTTCCGACTGTCTTTAAAATTGCTATTGCCATGATCAATAATAATATCGCCCTCACTACAAAATCGTAGTAATTCATTAATGGTCTCCTCTACTGTTTCTGCTGGCACAACCATCATGAAGATGCCTGGTGCTATTCCACCATTCTTTTTGGACTTTACTACTTTAACAAGATTTTCAATGTCAGTTGTAACGCCGTCCACATATCCACTTTCATATGCTTCTTGTGCTTTTGCATAATTTCTCCTGTAACCCCAGACTTCGATATTCCCCCTGGATCTCATGCGGCGAGACATTCCTTCGCCCATTCTTCCTAAACCAATTAATCCTACTTTCATACGATTATTTCCGTTGATTTATGTAGTTGTTTCATTTGTCTTTTAACATCTCCTCTATTCTTTTACGCATGTTGGTACTATCCTGTTTCATATAATCTCTAAGAGAATATCCTCGATGACCACGCATAATCATTGTGCCTTGATAAAACATCGTGGCAGCAAAAACGAAGAGTAAGATTATTCCTATCAGTTCAGGGTAATGTTCAGCCATGGAAATAAAGGCGGAATAGCACCAACTAATCTTAGTAGTCCCTCAGCAAATAAAGCAAGAACCACCCAACCGACGCACATGCTAATGATAGAAGCATTACGGTTGTGTTTTCTGATAGCAGCATCGATCATCTCCTGAACTTCAGCACGACTTACTAATTCGTCTTGAGGTTCCATCACGGTTCATCTCCAAGAAACTTTGCCAGTGGGTCTCTTCTGGTTTTTACAATTTCTACAGCTCTCTTGTAGAACATATTGTCTGTGTTTCCAGACTGTTCGAAGGTCTCCTTGATCTTCACCCAGTTGTTATAGGTGTGCTGATCCATAGGGGTTTAAGTTTTAACACTACTACTTATGATAGTCAGTAGTTTAAAACTGTCAACTATGTGTTGGTTTGGCGATAGTGATTAAGAAATTATGAAGTCGGGTAAGCAATGATGACAATGCCAGAACCACCAGATCCGGCAGGACCTGGAATGTGGTTACTACCTCCTGCTCCACCGCCGCCGCCTGTACCATCAGTTCCATCTCTTGGAACACCACCACCTCCACCACCAGAAGATGCGCCACCAGAACTTCCACTGTTTGGACTACTAATTGAACCAGATCCACCCCCAGCTCTTCCTACTGAAGTTCCAGTAATAGAAGATGACTGACCAGCACCACCAGATCCAGCAGATCCTGGACTTCCAGCACTACCATTACCACCAGCACCACCGCCACCAGATCCAGTGAAAGGACCAGGTTGTTGACCAGGGTTAATACCACTAACACCAGCATATCCCTGAGTAAAAGGATAAGGTGCGGTTAGACCAAATGGAGTCAAGTTTGCTTGAGGAGTGCCTGGGTTAATTCCCGGTGCTCCACCATCACCATGACCACCTCCTCCACCAGAACCACCAACTGCTGCGGGAGTACCTGGTCCTCTGCTACCACGACCTCCTCCATATGAAGTAATCGAAGTAATTCCTGGATGAATAATATATGAAGGAGTTCCAGAAGAAGCAATGGTTCCTCCCGTCGGCCATGGACCACCAGCTACTCCACCACCACCTACTTGAATACTATATGTTCCTGGATTTAAAGTAAGGGAAGAACCCGACATATATCCTCCTGCTCCTCCTCCACCAGGAGATCTATCATTAGTTCCAGCACCTCCACCACCAGCAATTACAAGATACTCTGCGCTTTTTGCTGGTCCACCGTAAACAATAAGATCACCTGGTCCGGTAAAACTAAAGACTGCCCAACCTGGACGACTAGAAGTATCTGCTGTAACAGTGGGACTATAAGCAGTAAAGTCAACAGTAGATGCTGGTGTCCACACACCAACTGGATTATAAACTTCTAATCCTAAGTTAGTTGTATTATAAATTATCGTTCCAGGAGCAGTTCCGATACCAGCATCTCTTCCTGTTGTATCTGTGGTTCCAACGCCAAGAGATGTAGGTCTTATAAAACTTTCGCCAACTTCAATAGAACTACTTGCGGTAGCGACTCCAGTAATTACAACACCAGATGCTTCTGCTTGTACTTTTACATTTGAATCAGAATCTTTGAGTGCTGTAGCATCAATACCAGTTAGAGCACTACCATCACCCTGATAAGAGGTTGCTGTAACAACACCAGTTACATTAACACCAGCACCGGTTAAGTTGCCAGTAACATCACCAGTTACATTACCTGTTAAATCTCCACCAAAACTAGTGGCAGTAACAACACCAGTAACGTTAAGACCGGCAGCAGTTACTCCAGCAGCATTTAATTCTGTAGTTGATGGAATACCAACATTACCAGATAAGGTAAAAGTTCCATCACTGGAACTAATAGTATCTGTTTGCCCGTTTATCTGAATACCCATCTGTCACGAAGACTTTTCTGGTATTTATATGAAGCGGAGAGAGTAGGATTCGAACCAACGGAAGCTTTCACTTCGGCAGTTTTCAAGACTGCTGCCTTAAACCACTCGGCCATCTCTCCAAGTTTTATCGGACCTCAAAGTCCAAGCGTCTCACTTTACGCTGACGCCTTTCTTCTTGCCAAAGAATATCTTCGTTGGTAAGAACACCCTTTTTGTTTTTGGGTTGATAAGAGTTTAGCATAACAACCTGAGATAAGTCAAGTGCCGAAACCTTATCACCACGAATCGTCGCCATATTTGGGCAACCACAAGTCACCGTTTTATTCTGATGCCCCTCAATCTCCTTACCACAGGAGCGGCATCTAATCTTTATATTATCCATCTTATGATGTGATCTACTTCTTCAGTTTTCAGTTATTTATAATGGGCAATATCGGATTCGAACCAATGACCAACTGCGTGTAAAGCAGCTGCGCTACCGCTGCGCTAATCGCCCTCAACTTCTACATTCTAACATATACTCTACGGTTTTGGCAACATCTTCCATTGCTAACCGCAAGTCATCTCTTTGCCCTGATTCTTGGTGACATACTGGTCTTCTGTCATCAGTAAGAGTCCAACGCCACAGACCCATATGTTTACAATACCAGAGTTTAATATTCATTCCCCTCAATCATACTAATGTCTATTTAACAAGTCTGGATTCTTCTTGTATAAGGAGTAACAGTAACTATTGGGGTCACTATCCATAGCATAGTGTGCTTGTGTATGAATGGTTTGGATAATACAGAAAAACCCAATAACTATCAGGTTAAAGTGAGTTATTGGTGAGAAAAGGATTTTCTTCATAATAAAAAAGGGGGACCGAAGTCCCCCTGATTATAGCACAGGATTATCAGAAGGAGTACTTCAGACCAGCCTTGGTGCCGTAGGAGTTGGTCGTGCCATTGAC